CTCCGAATTCAACATCGGAGATTTGTCTCCAGCGGTGGGAGAAGAACCGGCAGAGGGAACACGGCCATTTGGAGGTTGGACCCCAGAGGTTCGCACCGGTGCGCCCGGGAGCCCACCGACCGTCACATTGGGCCGCTTTTCTAATTTTTCGGCCCCCTCTGCCGGAAGGTTCAGTCTGCGCCTGATAACAGGGTCATCCGGGGCGATGATGCCTCCGTTGACCAGAGAGAGGAACATCGACGCAACTGACTGAACATTTTCTGGTTCAAATTCCATGAATTGGAATGTCGGGTATTTGTCGACGGAGAAGTTCACATCAATGACCCTGCGAACCAACTGCTCATCGACTACGGTCTCCAACTCCCTGCCGATGCCCTTGAGAACCCAGAGGAAATTAGAGGCATGGACCTGCCCTAGAGAGTAGGAGCCGGACCTGTCGCCCTGGTCCTGGATGAGGTCGGGCACCAGGATGCCCCTAGCCACCATCTTGTTGTGGTAGGTCAAGGCCCGGATGAAGTTCTCGGAGCCACCCTCCTTGGCCTCCAGCAGTTCGATTTCCCACTTCTCCGGGAAGATGGCCGCGGAGTTGTTCTGGAGCTTTCGGAGAAAGGCGAGAACTTCCTTCTTCTCTGATTCGGTTGCACCCTGGGGGAATTTCCCGATGGCCGTGGGACCGGCGAATTTTTCGAGATAGGCCGACCACCAACGCTCTAACGCTTGTTTCAGGAAATAGTGCCGATATACCGGCTGGAAATCGCTCCTACCGTAAAAGCCTCCCGGCTCCTTCTGGTAGGTGTAGACGATGAATTTGTCCCTGGGGAGCTTGATGTCCTGAGGGAGGCCATTGATATGCTGCCGGATGCCCCTCTTCTTGAGGTTCCCTCTCCGGTCCGTGTCGAATCGGAAGCTCTTGGCGGGCTTCGCCTTCAGGGCCTTGATGCCCAGGTAGCCCCGGTAGGGGCCATCGGTGTAACGGTCCCAGACAATCTCCACCACCGCGAATCCATACTTCAGGGCCTCCATGAGGTCCCTGAGGAAGTCGTGCATGGACCCGGCCATGTTGGTCGTGGTGTAAGTGATGAACTCATCGACCTTCTTGTTCCCAGAAGGGATGAACTCCCACCCCGTCATGAGTCTAGCCATGACCTTAGTGTGGTGACAGGCCCGGACTTGCGGGTCCAGGGCGTACATTTCATCGAAAATGTCCAGACCGAACTGCTGAGAAGCAGGGTCGTTGTAGGCGGGGCCGATAATGGATTCGAGAGGGAAGGGAGAAAGGACCGACATGGCCCGTTCTCTTGGGCCGAGGGCCTCCTCGGAAATCTTCGTGTCTCCGAAGACTTGGTCTGTCAGAACGCCCACTACTCACCCCTTTGGCGCAGGTTACGACAAAGTCTGTGAGTAAGAGGAGTTGAAAGTCAAGAAGGTTGTTAGATTAAATGGTCAAAATAGCGGGACCGATAAAATGTTCGGCTATCCGAACCACTTCAGGTCCTCGCGCTCTCCGTCGACAATACCCTCCCAGGGCTGGTAAGAATCCCTGGCACCCATCACCATGTACCGGAGTGCGTCCATACAGTGGTCGGCCTTCTTCGCCGGTTTTTCGTTGATGTTCCGGTCGAAGGTGTCCTCATATCGGTATCGGGTGATTTCGTTGAGGGTGTTCACAAGCCCGGGGGTGAAGGTGAGTCGGGAGGGGTCACCCTCCATCATCGAGGCCACCGCTGCAATCCCACCGGGGACATCGTTGTTGGCGGGTTCCACCCGGACCCCATCATTCTCAGCCTGTTCGATGAGGTCGGCTGCCGAAGGGTCGATGTAGAATCCGAGGACACCGAATTGGTCCTGGAGTTCATGGAGCTTGGAGACCACCTCGGGAGTGGTCTGCCGGGGAAGGGTCCATTCATGGAACACCTGGATGACGAGAGGATTCTCGTTGATGACCCCGCCAAGGATAATCGCCGAGGGGTTGGCAAAGCCCCAATCCACTCCACCGACAATTCGGGAGAACCTCTGAGGCGGGAAGAACTTCTTGTCGATGTGCAGGTCGGGCCGGAAGGGATAGACCATACCGCCGACCGCCACAAATTCGGCACCGTACTCCTGCTGGAACATCAGTTGGGGGAGGTCCTTCCGGGCCTGTTCAACCTCATCGGGGTTGATTCGCGGGGAGGTCCAGGTCGGGTTCCGGAAGCAGGACCAATCGACAGCATCGGGGTCAAGGCCAAGCTGGAAAAGCTGGTAGGCATAGTTGAACCCTCGGGGGGTCCCAATGAAAAGGGCCGCACCCTGTCGGTCTGAGAGGGTCGGCCTGATGTACTGCGTCCACACTTCTTCCTTCAACACCGAGAATTCATCAACAATGACGAGGTCGTGGCCATCACCCAGGATGTTGTCCGGCTTATCCGCCGACCTCTTCACCACCTTGGAACCCCAGGTAGTCTCTATTTCGTACTGAGAAACCCTTCGGGTAGGAATAGCACCATCTCGGACAATGCGCCGGTAGATTTCCTTATACACGATGTCCGAATGTTTGTATGTAGGAGCGATGACTGCAACTGAGGCATCAGGGACACACAGGTAGGCGGTAGCCTCCTGGGACACGGAATAGGACTTCCCCCATCGACGACCACAAACAACGACTCGGAACCTTGAGGGGGACAGGTGCAGGTCCCATTGGCCCCGGGAGTGGGGTTCGTACCCGATGGTTTTGAACCACTCTTTTTTGAATGTGGAATCAAGTATCATCCTTTGAGGCCTCGTCTATCTTTTCGCTGATTTCCTCGACCTCTCCCTCGGTGATTTTTCCGTCCTTCTGCATCTTGAGCAGGAAGGCTTCATAGGGACTCTTTGGACCCTCGGAAGTAATCATGTCGGGTTCGCCCATGATGAGCCGCTGGAGTCGAATGTTCTCCTGCATGATTTTCAGGACCCCTTCGAGAGATTTCGCTTCGACAAGGTCCTTCTGGAGTTCCTGGAGGATTCGATTCTCAATGACCTCGGTGAGCCGCCAGTGTCGGGCCACCCTCTTCTTGATGTCCTTGGCGAACTCCACCACCAAGTCATCTTCGGCAGCCTTGACGACCTGCCTCTCGAAATTCTGCTTATCCTTGGCCTTCAATTTTCCGGATGCGTGTTGGAAGTTGATTCCGTGTTCTTTGCAGAACTCCTTCATCGAGCCTGGGTAGGCATTGAACTCCAACTGCATCCGCGGCCAGTTAATCGGCTTCGGCATCGAGGCCCTTTACCTTGGCTCTCGGGTCAGCCTCCTCAAGAGGCGTTTGCGCCGAGTGTGCCGCCATGATTTCGAGAGCCTGGAATCGGTTGGACCGCGTGAGTCCATAATACCCTGCCAACCTATCCACCTCTGACTCCACCAGGGCAGCGGCATCCCGAGGCATTTGCTTGCGCCCGAAGATTGCCGCCAGCGATACCCACTCCTCCGATTCATCCTCGCCCGGGAGGATAATGTCATCTTGCGCGAGTTCATCCAAATCAAGCGAGGCCACCTCCAGAATGTTGGACAATTGCTTTTCAGACCAGGGCATCGTCGAGAGAAGGTCATTCACCTCGACCGATTCCGTAAGGTCTGAGAGCATTTCCGCGAGGAGGATGGGGTCGGCGTCCCCTCGAAGTTCATTCATGGTGATGGTGAGTCGCCGTGCGGTCTCGTCATCGAAATGGGTGATGACGCAGGGGATGGCATCGAGGCCGACATCCTTGGATGCCCGCCACCGGTGTTCGCCGTCGATGATTTCGAATCGGGGGACCCCGTCAGTCGTGAGGTCCCTGACTAGAAGGGGGTCTATCATCCCGAACTTCCGAATCGACTCCTTCTCCTTCTCGAAGGTCGTCTGTTTCTGCCGATTCGGGTTCCAGTTGTTCGGGTAGATGTGTTCGACCGGTATGTTCCGAGTATCCACGCTGTCTCCTTACCTCCCACAACTTGGTGACTTCCCTCTGCATCTCCACCAGATGGGCGATGTTTTCCACACACATAGCATCCTTGGAGGCTCTCCGTCCATCAATTCGGCCACCGATGTCAAAATCAAGGTGGTGTCGAAGTTCTCGGAGGTGCCGGTTGTGAGCCTTCTGTGTGTTGCCGCCAGCCTTCTTGAGGGTCCTCTTGAGGGACCGGAGGGAGTTTTTGGTAATCATGTAACCATGGCCGTCGACCCGGGAGTCGTAGAATTCGGATTGACCGAATTTGTCTGTAGTGGTGAAGGCCGTAGTGGAATCTGCCGAGTCAATGTCGACAGCTTCGAGGAGGGGCCTCCTCACCGCAGCGAATCCATGAATCTTCTTCCCGTACTCCCGGGCCTCGGTCACCATCCTTCGCCACAATGGGAAATTCCCGTACCCAAGGTCCTTGTTCAGTCCTACCCATTGGACCTGTTCGTTCTGGAGCATTCGCATCCAGCCCTCTTGTCCAAGTTCCTTGTGCCAGACGAAGATTGCAGGTTTCCCGGTCTCTCTCTGGAAATCGAACATCCGGGGCCAAGTCGTGTCCATGATGAAATCCACTCCGAACAACTTGTAGAGGTCCAACTCTACAAATCGGTCCCATAGAGGCTCGATTCTTCGAAGGTATCGAAAATAGTGGTCAATGTAGCTGTCACAATCAGGGTAGGGAATGTCGAGAGTTCCATCTGCTGCCAGATAGGTATATGCTCCTGAATCCACCATGAACTCGTCACCATTCCGGCGTAACCACGCCCAATACTTGAACGCATTGGGGGAAGTCCAATATGCGAAGGATTTAAGATAGCACACCTCCCCTGGGTAGCGTTTCATCACCTCTCTGGCCCTCTTCATGTGGCCCACGGAAGAAGAGGCTACAAAGAAAATCTTCATTCCGCGAACCTTGAGAACAGGGTCAG